ATCACCACCTGTTCCTGAACCTATTACTGATGGTGATAAGCGGGATGCACCGAGTCGTGTAGGATATGCAATTGAAGCAGGTCCTCGAATGAGAAAGCGTTGGAAAGAGGTGTGAATATGGCTAGAAAAAAAGAAAAAGAAGATAAAAAGGGTAAGGGGTTTCCATTCCGCAGACCGCCATCCCTAGAAGGTTTTCCAAAAACTAGTCAAAGAGAAGCAAGAGGGGAAGGTGTTTCTGCAGATGAAAAAAGAAGATTAACTGAAGAGGAATTTGCTGAAAAATATCCGTCAACTGCTACATTACCCTCAGATACAGTAGGCGCACCTTTGTTTTCTATACTTAGACCCGGAGATAAGGGTTTTGAATATAAGCCTAGTCCTCCCGCTAAAATTGTTCGAGATAAGAAACTATACGGACAAACCTTTGAATTTTTAACAACAAAGGGCGTTTCAAATGTTGATATCAGAAATTTTATGATTGAATTTAATAGAGGTATTTCACAAAACGATTATTCTATTATTGTTAAAGCCTTAAATAATCTACAAGAAAATAATGATGGTGTTAATAAGTCAGACATTAATAGATTAATGCGTATGATTGAAAATTATAACGTGACTAATTTAGAATCAAAGGAAGAAGATTTTTATGGTATGTTTGTTCCTTACTTAAGAGGTTTAAAGGATAAGGTAATTCCTGATGCTAAGGGTATCAAGATTCAATCTAGTAATGGGAATATTATTAGATTTAGTGATAGTCCAAGTAAGGTTAATCCTAAAATTAGTTATATTAATAAAGAAGTTTTAAAGAAAAATGCTTCTAATAAAGTATACGAGGACGCTTTAGATGTTTGGCAAGAATGGGCTACTAAAAATTATTATCCTTTAGAAGATGTTGATAAGGTCCCTATTAAGAAATTTGCTTCTATTTTCTTTAGGGAACTTCAAGCGTTTATGACTTCAGAATCAAATGTTTCTGCTAATACTATTGAAGAATTGGGTCGTAGTTTAATTACATCTCCATTGTATAGTAAAATCGTCAGAGAAAGCGAGCGTATGTTCCCATCATCAGGAAAATTTGATAGAAAATTATTCTATAAAAATTTATTTAAAATTTTCAAGGGCGATGAAGTGTATGCTATTCAAGTCTTAACTTCTCCCAATTATTTAGAAGCATTGACCCCCCAAACAAGGGATAAGGTTATGGAATTATATTCTAAGGAAGTTGGACCTGAAGGAATGAAATTACCGTTAGGTTCTTGGGTAGCAGGTGCATTAAAATCTCAAATGGGTGCAGGTGTAGGGCTTGGGGCTAAGAACGTATATGACGAAAAGGGTAAAAACCTTGTAGGAAGCGGTGTAGCACCAGAGTTTAAAACGCCCTTTAGAATCCCTGAATCAATTGAACGTCCTGAAGTTTCACCATCTAGAAAGAAGGTAAATTATTCTTTACTTTCTCCCTATGAAAATTCTGCATTTGCTATGGAATTTTATAAAGAAAATATTGAACCATTATATATCGAAATTGGTAGAAAGTTACAAGAATTAAATAAACTTAAGGAAACTATGAAACCTGCTGAAGAGAAGGAAATAAGAAAAATTGATAATATTTTGAGATTACTTGATAAAATTAGAGATAAACAAGAAGCAGGTGCGGATAAAAACCTTGAACTTGGGTATAATAAACCCTATAAGGATATTCCCTCTGATACAAAAGATTCTAATTTAAAGGATTTAAAAAGTATGTCTTCGGGTATTTTAGACAAGGAAAAAACTCTTGCTGAAAACAATGACTTACTTGTTGAAAAAAGAGATAATATGTTATCCAATTTCCGTAAATACCATAGTGAAAGAAAAAAGAATGAAGATGAAAGAAACAATATTCATGAAACAATTGAAAGTAAACTTGATGAATTAGTTAAAAATTTAAATATTACAAGAAATGATTTAGTTATCTCTTACGATGATAGAGATAGAATTAAAAATATTCAATTAAAGCGAATTAAAGAAGGTGAACAGAAATACGATATTATTAATAGGGTATTTATTGAATTAAATGAAGATGCTAAAATTGTTGAAGAAGAACCGGAGTTATTAGGGAACACGTCTATATCTCCGGGCATTTCGACAGAGGAAAAAAGACAACGCTTCAGAGCAGAAAACGAGGCGGCTCGATTTGAGAAAATGGACGTTGGTTCACTAAACGAAAAACAACGAAGGGAAGTCAAGACTTATTTACAGGATGCTGACCCGACCTCTTACTTTGGAGAGGAATATTTAAAACTAGGGAAACTCATTGAAGTATTAGAAGGGGTTTCCGAAGAAGGGGATGAGGAAATGCTTGAAGGGCTTAACGAGCGAAACCTCAAGGTTATTAAACTAGCCGCCCGCTTAAGAAAATTATACGAAGGCCTATATGAAGATATTAGAGAAGAAGTTTATCCGGAGGATGAGGAAGAATGAATGAAGAAAATACATTAGAAATTTTGAAAATGCTTGTTGAAAGAGTAAAGGACTTAGAACGCCAAGTGTTAGAATCTGAAATGACTTTGCTTAAGTCGGGCTTTGTAGCACATACACCACGCCCGTCTGCTAAGACCCAAAGTTTAAACCCTGATTCAAATACTATTGCTAAAATGTCTTGGGACCAATTAGACGAACTCGTTGATAGAATGGGGGGACAATGATGAAAGAAACAGAAGATTTAACACAGAAAGAAACAGTATATTCTCGACTAGTCGAGTTAGAAACATTAGTAACAAATGCTCTTGGGGCTTTAGTCGAATCGGCTAACGCACAAGCATATAAGACTGTAAAACCTAAGAAAACAGATGTAGAAAGATTAGCCGCTCGACCATATACAAAGGGACTACCTGAAGCGTTTAAGAAGGGCACACCAAGTTTAATGCCTAAGAATGATATGCTATACAAAGAACCGGCATTTGATGAATCAGGAGATGCTCCTGTTGAACCTCCTACCGCTCCTGAAGATTCACAATCTAAGGACGTAGCCGCTTCTATTGAACAGACTTTAGAAAAGATTCGCAGACTAAAGCACACCTTAGAAGTAGAAGCCGCTGATGCTATGCAACCCACCTTGAGATGATTAAAATGAATCCATTCGAAGTGCAGACTCCTGATGTGCAACCGCACATTATGATGCTTAGAAACGTGGTAGCCTCACGCTATCTTACAGGCGTTGATAATCAAAAAGCCTTCGGTCAAGAATGGGAAAAATTGGTTTTAGAACTTAGGAAACTTATGAGCGACCCAATTATTCGTGCTGAGTTTGACTTTGAAGATGATATTCTATTTTCTAATTTATCTCTTAATGTTAGAAGTGAGCAGGCGCAGAAATTATACTCAGCCATTACTGATTTAGAACCAAAGAAACCCTACACATTTTTGAAGGAAGAAGAGAATCCCAAGTTTATTATTCCAAATAAACCAATGTATAGAATCTTTGAAATTGACGACTTAGATGAAATTCGTGGCTTTACAGGTTTCTATATCGTTCAAGAAAAATACGACGGTCTAAGGGTTCAGGTTCACAACTTTGATAATAAGGTCAAGGTTTATTCTTTTAATGGGAATGATATTACACCCAAGTTTACACAACTTGCAGAATATTTAGAAAAGAAAGACGTTGGTGATTTTATTATTGATGGTGAAGCGGTGCTATACAAAGACGACGACCCATTGGTAAGGTCTGATACATTAGCGTATATTAATAAGAAAAACGCTGAAAGTGCAGATATCAGAATTCACGTTTTCGATATCATGCATTTTGCGGGTGATGAAGTTTACAAAGAAAAACTAGAGGATAGACTCGAAGTTCTTATGCAAAACTTTTCTGCATTGGCTAATGATGATATTACATTCCCTAATAAGAAAAATACACGCGATGCAGATTCTAAAGAAGAAATCGCCCGCTATGCTGAAGAAATTATGAATAACCCCACCGCTGAAGGTGTTGTTATTAAGGACGCCAAATCTTCATATATCATTGGTAAGAAAAAGAACCCAAAATGGGTTAAGTGGAAGAATTTTGTAGACCTTGATGTAATTATTCTCGAGGCTCGTAAAAATGCTAATAATACTTATTCCTATACAATGGGTGTTGGTCCTGAAGAAGAAGGTTCTAAGTTAAAATCCATTGGTGGGAAAAAATACATGCCCGTTGGTAAGGCCGCTAATTACAGTAAAAAACTTCCTGTTGGTAGTATCATTCGCGTAAAGGTGGACGATATTTTGGGTAGCAAGGAAAAGGGCTTTACCTTAGGTGGTGCAAAGATTCACGAAATTCCTGAAGTGGAGCAACCGGATAGGGCTATTTCTTTAGAATTATTATCCGAAGGTGGACGTAAATCATTGGGTGATTATAAGGTTGAAGCATTGAAAAAGTCCTACACAGTTAGTGACGGTATTCACGGAATTGCAAAAATGGAATATGGAATCGAACCTGAAGGATTTGTATTTTATGATTTTGAAAAGGATAACCTAATGGCTAAGATGGCTAATTTGGAAATGGACCTTTGGAAGCAGAAATTACAAGAAACCTATGGAAAGGATAATGGAAGGTTCATGGCCTTTGTAGCACAAATTCTCGAGGACAAAAGAATGTCTGCAGAAGATATTTACAACGCAGGAATGGACCATGACGAGGACTTAATGGACCGATTGTTTAAGGGCAACATGAAGAAAATGACTGAAAGGTTAGACAATGGTGGTGAAGCCTATGGTATCGAAAAGGAAGGTAACCGCTATGTTTTCAAGGGCTTACTAAAGGCAGAAAGAAGAGGGTCCTTTGTATTATCATTAACTAATACAGGTAATCTCAACTTTACATTTATCTATGATGGTAAAAAACAAACTTGGGAAATCGAGGCTTCTTCCGATGAAGAGTTATACGACTTCTTAGGGGAGGCTGGTAAATATCCTGCAAAGGCTGTTAAGGAATCCTCTCAAGATAAGGTAATTGATAAAGGGACAGTTATTCTCGGTGCACAAAGAACTGACTACCATGAATACATTCTAAGTGGTAAGGATATTCGTTCAAAACTACACGTTAGATTATTGCCGGTAGGTGGTAAAGAAATGTGGTTAGCATGGACCGGATATGAACAGAAACCCGCACCAAAAGATTCAGATAAAGGGGTAATTGATATTTATGAGTCATAATGATAGACATTTAAATGAAAGTTTAGATAACCTTTATATAGTCTATAAGCCACAGAAATATACTAGGAGCGTAGCATAATGTTCGAGTCACTTATGTTTGGTAATTCGCCCGAAGCCGGTAGCGAATTCATTGTAATGAAGGAAGATAAGGACACCGTTATTGCGGGCTACGCATCTGTTGATGTAGTGGATAAGCAGAATGATATGATTACACTTCCTGCTATCCGTGAAGCGGCAGACAAATTTATGAAAAACGACCGATACCGAAACGTTATGATTACGCATTCTAACGTTCAGGTTGGTGAAGTTTTAGACACATATACAGATTCCAAAGGAAAAGTCCTAAAAACAGGCGTTGATGATACAGGTTTTTTTGTAGTAATTAAGTTAAGAGATGATATCGAGAAGGCGCGAGAAGTAGCCCGTGACGTAAGAAAGGGGAAACTACGTTCTTTCTCGATTGGTGGACAGGCATTGAATAAAGTTAACCGACACAATGAATCGGTGGGGACCTATAAAGAAATTGATAAATTAGAACTCCATGAGATTACCATTTGTGAGGAAGGCATCAATCCCGAAGCCAAATTTGACATTGTTAAGGAGGACACTAAAATGAGTGAAATTGAAAAAGCATTACAAGAATTTAACGAAGTAATGGCCGAACTAAAGGGCGAACTACGCAAGGAAGAATCCGAAGACGTAGAGGCTATGGATGAGGCCGCAGGCATGGAAACAGAAGATGTTGAAATGGCTGATGAAGAAGAAGACGTAGAGATGGGCGATTACAGCGAAGAAGAAATGGACAAAGAATACAAGTCTGTTCGTGCTGAAACCCTCGACCTTTCTCCCTCGAACATTGAGAAGGCTTACGAGGCTTTCCGTGCCGAGCGTGAGGAAGAACGTGCATTTGGTTTAGTCAAGGCACAATTCGAGGCTCGCTACAAGGCTGAATTAGAAGAAGAAAAGGCCCGTATCGCTAAAGAAGACTTTAACGCTGCAGACGCAGTTGAAGCACTTAAGGAAGAGTTTAACGCTCTCCGCAAGTCCCTTGAAGGTGACGCTACAATCGCCAAGTCGGTTGAAGCCTCTCGCGTTCAGGTTAGCGAAGAACTTTCTCGCGTAAGCGAAATGTCGTGGGATGAAGCCCATGACCTATTTAACAGATTAAACTGAGGTGAAAAAAATGACAGGATATTTTAATACAATTGCAGACTTAGAACGCGCTACTTACGGTCTTGGCGACAATGGCCGCATTAGCAAAGCATATACAGAGGTAATCACAGAAGGGATTCACACAACACACGACGGCGCACAAACCGGCGCGGCTGATGTTCCCGCACTATACAACCTTGTTTACGGACAAAAAGTATGGTCTATGATTAACCGTGAAATTAACGCACTTTCCATGCTTCCCAAGAAGCCTTGGAAGTCCTCGGGTTGGAGAATCCTAAAGGAACGTGCAATCGGTGGTGGCGGTGATACCTTCGCTTTCGATGTTAGCGGAACAGGCTACGAGTCCTCTTTGGGTCTTGGTGGTGTTGATGAGAACGAATCTCTTTCGACCATTCTAAACGTCCGTCCCGAATACGATGTTCTCAGCGTTTCGCCCAAGACAATTGCACACTCTTTCGAAGTTTCGGAAATTGCACAATTGATGGCTGGTCTTGACGACGGCATTGGCGACCTTATGCGAAACTACCGCGAAGAAGTCGGTATTTCTCACGCTGAATCTATGAACAAGATGGTGCTAACTGACCTTCACTCAACCGATGGTCTAGCAGACTCCACCTACCGTGGTCTATCAACCGGAAACCCCCTACAAGGTTTAACCTCTTTGTATCAGATTATTTCCAACTTCGATGAGTTAAATGGTCTATTTACAAACTCCCTAAACCTTTACGGTTCTACCCGTGCTTCGACTGGTGCTGAACACTTAGAATCTCTCGTTGATGAAAACGGTGGAACAGACCGTGCATTAACTGTGAACATTCTAAACACAATGCTCCGTGACTTAATGGCTCGCGGTGCTGAACCTAAGGTAATTCTAACCGGCTACGACACCATTCAGGTTCTCGGTGAATTACTCCAAGCCCAAGAACGTTTCATGGGTCGCTCGGAAATCGTTCCGTCCCACGCAGGTATCAAGGGTGTTGAAGGTCGCCAAGTAGGTTTCCGTGTTGCAACATACCACGACATCCCAATTATCCCCACAAAGGATATGCCGAAGTCTGGCCGCACAGGTCTAAGTGATATGTTGGTTCTAGACACCGACCACTTGTTCCTTTGCACCTTAAAGCCAACCGAGTATTTCGAGGGTGGCGTTGGTGCTGATGTATTCGGCCACGGCAAACTCGGACACCGTGGACTTTACCGAACCATTGGCGAAACAATGTGCACTTACTTCCGTGGACAAGGCAAGATTATTGATTTGGAGTGAGGTGTTTTAATTGACCCACACTACAACAATTCTTTCCGACCATCACGGTGTAGCAAAGCGTCAGGTTAAAGGACATGAGTATTACGTTGATGCGGCAGTAGATATTACTGAGTTTAGAACCGATGTAGCATTTACAGGAACATTTGTAGCCGCCGCTAATACGTTTACCCTAACTGTTGCTAATCTTACTGATTTCCCTTCCCTAAAGGTTGGGCAATCCATTACTATTAGCGATACAGAAAGTGCAACAAATGACGGAACAGTTACAATTACTGCTATTAGCGGTGTAGGTGCAATTGGAAGTGTGTTGACCTTAAGTGCAGTAGCCGGTGACGAAACCGGCGATGCTATTACTGTTCGTCCAACATACGAATTGTTACTTGCTAGCGAATTTGGTTTAAGAGTAATTAATACTGTTTTCATCACAGGTCAAGAAACAGATGGTAGCACATTTGGCGTTAAAACCACAAGTGGTGGTTTATCCGGCGGTCAAACATATGTTGAATTACATGCCGCTAACGGAGCCGGTGTTCCTGCTTCTAATGATGCTGATTTAGGAACAGTTAGACTACGAGTTTACGGAATTTGAGGTGATTTAGGATGGTGCGAATGATTAACAAATCAGGTGGAACCCGAGAAGTTATGGGTCGTCGTTACGGTGGAAACCGTGAATACGATATTCCTGAACGCCATGTTGATGTATTCCTTCGCAACAGATTTGAGTTGGTTTCCGAAGGGGAAAAATCTGCTCCGGTGGTTGAAGAAACTGCCGTAGTGGAGGACTCCCCTTCGGAGCCTTCCCTCGAAGATATGACTAAGAAAGAATTGCAATCTTACCTTAACGGTCTTGGTATTAGTTTTAAACTAACTGATACAAAGGCCGCACTTCTTTCATTAGCAGTAGGCGAAGAAGAGTAAAACCTTAAATACCTCTTCGACCTTAACGTTGTTATAGGAGGCTTTAGCCATGCATAGGATTACAAAGATTACAGAAAATACAACCGTTTCAAACATTGGTGGAACTTGGGAAGGAATTATTATTTATTGCGATGGTGGCGGAACCGGACTTGAAAGCATTAGTATTCACGATGCTAACACAGTAGGTTCTGCTGACGCTACTAATGATATTGCTACCTTTGTGGTATCAGATACATCGTTAGAAAGTAGTGAAGATTATCGCGGATATAAGGTAATTGTTAGAAATGGCCTCACGGTTAAATCTACTGATTTCACACAAGGACTTACAGTTTACGTCATTCACAATTGAGGTGATGGCTAATGGTTCGTGTTCCAAAAATCCCAAGAGTAACTACCGGAATCCAAAGAGAACAGGGTAGGGAAAACCAAGAAGGTGTTTCTTCAGAAGAAGTTAAATTGCCTATTGAAGATGATTTATTTTCACCTGAAAGGGACGGGCAATATACAACACAGGATGCTAAATTCTTAATGTATGCTTTTATTAACGAAGTTGATTTTCCTTCTTCTAAAAACAGACAATTCATTCGAGCATTCCCCACATGGTTAGCAACAGACCACAATGACCCTATTCCCTTTGAAGGATATAACGATGCTGAGTTTGATAGAATCAACGTAGCCGCGTTTAGAGATTTATTAGGGGCTAAGGTTTCCGATGTTATTCCTCTCCTTAAGGAAATTAATTCCGATGGCCTACCCGCTATTATGAGGACTCCTGATATGCAGGAGAGATACGATAAATTAACTTTAGGTGATGTATTAAAAGGTGATATAACCCCTCTCTATATGGGTGTTGATATCAATAGCGATGAATTTCAAAAGACAATTGCTGATTTAACTGTTAATAGTTTATTTTCTGAAAAGGCTCCTAAAACGTCTTTTGGTGCTTTAATTGCATCTATTGGTCTAAAGTTCTTGGACCCTAAAACTAGCACTCAAGAAGAATTAGATAAAAATGAAAATTTAAGGCGAATGGTATCAACAATTCTTAAAGAAAGGGGATACAAAACTGCTGAAGTTTATTTTGAAAAAATAAAAGATAATATCGAAAATGTTTTTAGAAGGGTTATGAGCGACCGGCATTCTAGAATAACTGCTTTTATGGTGTTATTTGATTTCGAGGTTAATTTTTCAGGTTATAAATTTCACCCCTTTGTTATTCCCAAAGAAGAACATTATCAATTTGAATTGAAATTAGACCTAGATGGTTTATCTGCTTTAAAGGAAGCGGGTTTTGCAGAAAATGTAGATATGGGAAATTATGATTTTGAAGGAAAAAATGCTGATAGAGAATACGAATTAAATATCAGAGCCCCATTAGGTGATGAACCCCTTGCACGATTTTATTCTATTTTACTACGCCATACACCGGATTCTTTCGTTAAAAATTTCCAAGAAGTATATAAGAAAAATATTTCTCTTTTTAGAAAAAGATTAAAACAAGGCACAGGAAATGAAATGCTTGATAAACTTAGAGAAGATATTAAAGCAGATGCCTTGTTTAAAATTTTAGAAGAAGTTAATTTTGGAAAAGCAAGTCCTGCATATGAAGGGGTGGACAATGAAGGAACAAAGGACGTTTCCGTTGATGAAGTCTTATCCACACCCTTAGATAAAAAAACTTACGAATCATTAGTAGTCCCAAGAATGCTTGCTAATTTAAATAGTAATTTTAAGGGTGAATGGAATTGGGGTGCAGATTTTTATAGAGATAGGGGGGTAGGTTTTGACGTTGTTGATGAATCTTCAAGGGCTAGCAGGGTATTTGGTCCTTATGAAATTAATCTTCCTGAAATTGATATTGACCCTGTTAAATTAGAATTATACGATTCATTAAAGGGGTTAAAACAATATGCCTTCATTGAAGATACTGATGCTAAGGAGGCTTTTAATGAGTTTACAAAACAACTATCTAATACAGATATTACAGGTAGTGCTGTGAAAAAATTAGAAAAATATAGAAAAGAAGAAGAAAAGGATATTGCGTCTTTTGAAGATTCTAGTAAAGATGAAGAAGAAGAAGAAGAAGATAGAGAAGATTCATTAAGAGATTATCAATTATTTACTGTTTATAAAGATAAAAAAGGTAATAAGACAAATAATATTAGAGATATTTATGCAGATTTAAAAGAGGCTATTACTGATGCGGGTCTTAGCATGGATGAATTATTAAATGACCTTAGTGCTCAAGCAGTAGAAAGGTTACTTTCTAGCACAGAATCTACTGAAGAAGGTGATAACTTCAAAACACAGATTGCAGAAGCAGTAGACAAGGTTAACTTAATGCAAGATTATATCTTATCATTGGTAGAAACCCATCGTGATAATGACGGTTCTTATGAAAAAATTAAAGATATTAGGAAAAACACAAATAACTTAGATAGGGCCGCATCTGCTATTAAGAGATTTGCTAGAACTATCAATGTTTCTCCACCTAATGTTGATGATGCTAATAGAATTATTAAGGCTATTTATAATTTTTATGATTCTAATTTGAGGATGGAAAGTGGTTCCAATAAAGGAGTTAAAAGAAGTTCTCTTAAAAATGTTCTTGATGGATTAAAAAGAACTTATGGAAACAAAAATCATAGAGATAAATTAACTGCAAACAACGCTACTAAATTTAGATTAGAAATCGAACAAGAATTTTCAGATGTTTTAACTGAAGACTTAATTGATTCAGGTATGGAAGATGTAGAAAACGTAATAGGGTATTTAATTGAAGGTGTAGATTTAACTACATTAAGTGATTATGATAGACAAATTTACGAATCTATTATTAAGGGAATTGCAAACGAAACATATGGAACCCCACTTTCTGACCCTAAGGTATATGGAAGAATATCAATAGAAACAGACGTTTCTTCTACTGTTGGAAAAGAAAAAAGGACTACTGATATTACCCTTAAATTAACCTTTGTAAAGACGGGTTCAATTAACCCCACAATGGGTTTGAGAGGACTTACGGGTAAGAAAACACTTACAGGTGGGACAAGAATAGGAGCGTCTACGGGAATTAGACAGGACCCCGAAACAGGAGAAAAGAAAACTTTTAGGTTTACCGCTAGTCAAAAGGCTATTGATAGAACTGCTAAAACTCAAGCAGACGGACTAATGGCTAGATTATCAACCTTAAGAGAAGCAGTTGGTGGTGTTTGATGAAAATTGTAACTGCCTCGGATGCACCCCTTCAAATAGTGAATTATACAAGTGGGGTGGGTTCTTATACAACCGCAGTTAAGGTTGCCGCGTTATTGGGTATTTCTGATTTTACTGCTGATACCTCACCCACATTAGCAGAAGTGGGTGACCTTATTCGCAGATGTGAAGACTACATTGATGAAATGGCTAATGATTCTTGGCGTGATAATTTAGTTGAAAATGAATTTCACGATTTTTTCTATGACGCATCAGGATTCTATCGAGATGAATACGTTGGAAAAATCCGACTACACAATGAATACATTCGTAAGATTATCAGATTAGCCGTATGGGATGGGGACCGTTATAGGGATTTAGCCTCAGCAGTTGCTACTGTTAAGTTTAACGATTTTACTGATGCGGGTATTATTACCTTAACTGCTGGGAATGAATCAGCAAGGACTTGGGAATTAACTGGTGGGACAGGTAGTTTTGAAAATGAGTATAATATTATATGGGGAAAAAGAACTGCCGCTCAAGAATTATGTTATCTTATTAATGAACAGGCTCCTACTGTAACTGCTGAATTTACAGGTGCTACACAAAGTAAAGCCTTAAAGGATATAACAAATAATTATAATATTTCAAAATTTTTCTATGCTAATTTAGAAGATGATGATACAGTTACTATTGTATCTTTACTTCCGGGTAGTGATGGAACAAATTGCACTATTTCTTCTTCATCGAGTAGCACTATTGTTACACCATTTACAGATAAAGAAGAATATTCACGAACACAGGATTGGTGGGATATGAAACCATCGGGCGATATTTTCTTCCGTTCAGAATACCCGTTAAGATTAAAACATTCTGTAAAGGCTACATATAAATATGGGAATATTACAGTCCCCGCAGTTATTGAAGACGCGGCTACTAAATTGGTCTGTTGTGAATTAATTGCTTCGGATGATTCTTACACGTTATTAGATGCCGGAGGAAGTCAATCAGGCATTGACCTTAAGAGTAAATATGACTCATATAAGGCTGACGTAGATAAGATTTTAAAGTTGAAGAAACGTGTGATGTATTACCTAGACGGGATGTGATATTATGTGGAAAGATATTCTTAAATTTAAACCTAGAGAAGGTGAAATTGTTGTAGAAACTGATGAATATATCTTACTCGATACAATCGAAAATGCGGATAAGATTGTTCCAAATGACGACCCCGGTTATAGAAATGTATGTGCAAGGGCTAATCTTGTAGTCCGTAGCAACCTGCATAATTTACATATTAAGGGTTTAGAGAAATTTACAAGAGAAGATAGAGAAATGGTTAGTAAATTATCGTGTAAACAATTAAAATTATTCGTTGATAAGTGCGCGATTGCTATTGTTAGAGCCGGAAAACAAAATGATAAATATTACAAGGATATTATGGAACAACATAAAATCCTTGGTGACTTAAATACTTGGTTGTGATTTTATGGATGAATGGTGGGAAATGCTTAAGGCTAATAAAAAGAAAGCCCGCCGTAAGAAACAGAAAAAGAATGTAAAGCGCGATGCTTGTTATTACAAAGTTAAGAGTAGATATAAAAAGTGGCCCTCGGCCTATGCTTCCGGTGCTTTAGTTCAATGTCGTAAAGTTGGTGCAGATAACTGGGGTAATTCAAATGACTGATGATTGGCAGGAAGTTCTTAAGCGCAAGCGAAAGAAGTCACGCGGTCGCACAAGAAAACCGGGCAAGGCTCGAAAAAAAAGAAAGAAATTAACTGCGAAGCCTTCTTCTGAGAAATCTCTTTCAGATTGGTTCGGTCGTAAAGGTGCTAAAGGAAGCACAGGTGGATGGATTGATTGCAATACCTGTCGTGAGGATAAAAACGGGCGTAAGAAATGCAAACCTTGTGGAAGAGCAGAAGGTGAAAAAAGAAGCGAATACCCTGAATGTAGGCCAACGCCCGGTGCTTGTAATCAAAAAGGAAGAGGAAAGACTTGGGGAAAGGGGGGAAAATAAATGCGTGACGCTTGGTTAGATTTATATATTAGTGACGTGTTAGATAAACAGGTATACCGTAATGGTATTAAAATTAGGTGGTGGAAATGGTGGTAAGTTGGGAAAATCTTCTCAAGGTTGATATCGAAGCCCCTGATGATGAGGACGAAGAAGAAATCGTTGAAGTTATGAATCAATTAATTTTCACATTAGGTGCTATTAAAGAAGCCTTAGAAAATAAAGAACCAATGGAACAAATTTTTGAATATATTAATTCAACTGTTGAAAGTCTTCAAAGTGCAGGTGCTACCGCTATCCTAAAAGCGTATGATGCATTAACTTCTAAAAAAGCAAGAAAGTTTTTCATTCAAAATTTAAATAATAATGTAAATGAGGAAGCACAAAAATTAAGAATGCTTCTTTTTGATACAGATGATGATGATGTAAAACCAACACTTGAAGAATTACTTAGAATGTATAGAAGCGAAGGTCATGGTCCTAATTCCCCTATTATTAATTTAATTCAAGATTCATTATCATATTTTAGAGAAGAAGAAGGGAGGGTTGCTTATGTCTGATTGGAAAGATATTCTTAAAGGGTGTGGGTGCGGCTGTAATTCATGTGACGATGAAGACGTGGAAAAGGCCGGAAATAAAAAACCTCAAATTGAAAGAGTCAAAGGTGGGGTGAAGTATCGTGGTGAAAAATTCCCCGGTGTTAATAAACCTAAGAGAGCACCTAAGGGTAGCAAAAAGAAATATCGTGTATTGGCTCATCAGGATGGAAAATACCGTGTAGTGGAATTTGGTGCAAGAGGGTATAAGGATTTCTTACAACACAAAGATTCAAAGCGAAGGGCTAATTTCAAATCCCGTCATAACTGTGATGAAAAGAAGGATAAAACCAAGGCAGGGTATTGGGCTTGTAATTATAATTGGTGATTGCTATGTGGTTTGATGTTTTAAAGATTAAAACGTCAGCAGGTGTAGACCTTGTGGTTTCTGATGTGGATATGTTCATTAATGAATTAAGGAGAAAATTAAGTCAATCAGTTGCAGAAATTTATGAAGGACCGAAGGGCGGTGGTCGTCGTTCATATGTTAGATTTAATCCTCCAAATGGTAGGGTAGTAGGTAAAACTAGAACATATAACGTAACGTATAGAAATAAATACGCACCCGGAAAAAGACAATCCTTTGATATTATTATGAATGAAAACGAAGAAGGGGATTATTATTTTAGAAGTGTTATTGGAACAAATATTAAACTACTTCCTGAATCTCAAGTAAATAATGAAGAAGATTTACTTACCGCTATTGTTTCATCTGTATTAAAAGAAATTATTATTAGTATGCCTCAATCTTTTAATCTTGACGAAGTTTGGAACGAAGTGGAAGACTTTGATACATGGAAAAAAGAAGTTGAAGACGCTAATTTTGGATATACCTATGATAGACAAACAGGTAAAATGGTTAAGCAAAACTTGAATGAAATGATTCAAAGTTCTCAAGAAAATAACTTAAACCTATACGATTATTTATTAGCAAGTGAAATGGGGTTAGGCGCAAGTGATATTGCTACTACTTCAACAGAAACAAGAGTAGAAAGACCAAGTTTCCAAAGAATTCTTGCTAGAAGAGGAAGACAAAAAATGCCTGAGGTTGATGCTAATTCTATTATGAACGAAAGTCAAAAGAATGAATTAATTAATCTATTACAGGACAAGGTTACAGTAAATGGTAATAATCCAAATTGGGGTAAATTTATTGTAGAAAATACTATTCAACAATCATCAAATAAATTAGGTGAATTCTTTAAAGAAATGAATGAATGGATTAGTTCTATTGAAACCAAAGGTGGCGTTCCAGCATTCCCAAATCCTGAGGAATTACGAAACGTTTATAACATATTCCGTCAGTCCATAAACTACAAAGGTGATTAAATGTTCCGCCGTATGTTAAAAGATACTGCCCGTTTTGCAGAAGAGGCGGAGCAAATTTTACAAACAATCGCAGATAGGGAAATGGCTATCTATGAACATTTAGGGGAAGAGATTACAGACGAGTTAATCAAAAACGTGGAGAATGAATTTTCTGAAAGATTGGCTAAACTAATTGCGGAGGCGTTTACAAATGGATGAAGTTACCTATCTCGTAACCCTTCTTGAAGAAGAATGGGATGCGGCTATCACCGCTTTGGGCGATACAATCCCCGCAATCCACCGTGTTCATCCTCAAATCATGGACGTGCGCTCTATGGATTCAACAAGAGGTAATGAGGGTAAGGGTGGAAATAGAGTGCGTATTTCCGTAGCCCGTGAAACTACATCGGGTGGTGTGACCCCATCAAAGGATTTAATCGTCGTTATGGAAAATTCACAGGGTATCGAATATCCTACCCGTGATTGGTCGGTTAGAAACGAAACCTATGAAATGGGCGTTTCTATTCGCACTAAACAGGACGATAGGAGAACCAACGATAATTCCCGTGTTGCCCCATCCGGTTCAACATTTGGTAGGGACAGACTCGAGAACCTTTATATAGTTGTTCGTTATATTCTAGAACACAACCGTAGGGGTTGGGAAAGAGATTCAGGAGAGATTTTTGAAAACATTAAGCATATTATTTTGGGTTCTAGAAGTGATGCTAACGATAAGCAGGCACGAATTTTTGGATATAGAATAAACGTAACGCTCAAGCGTTTCGCCGTAAGTTTGTAAAGAAGGTGAAAAAATGGCAAGTAATGAAATTTGGTTAGACTCAGGCGCGATGGTTTCGATGATTCCGGAACAAGATATTTTCTTGGGATATTTCGATGGACAGACAACAACAAATAGTGTAACAGTATTAGATATTAATTTTAACTTTACAGGTAATTTTCAGTTGTTAGCAGATTTATATGTAGGTTGCACCCTAGATATTTATAATGAATCTGACGTTTTAGTAGATACTTGCATGATTCGCTCAAACGCGGCCACTACAATTTCAGTAATTAATTTAAATAGTGCAGTTATCACTCAATTAGATTTAATTAGAGGTGATACAAGAACTACGGAACACTATGGTATTATTCGTCACTTTGGCGCACCCGTTCCCGCTACAAACGCTAGCAACCCCCAATTGTTATCAGATACTTGGGTTGGTCTAGCCTCGGCAGTTACAATCCCCACAACTTCAACTGATATTAAGCAAATTAACGTAGGTGCATCAGGCACTCGAAACTTTATTTATCAATTCAAAGGAGCAGAAACCACAAGTAATGCAAGCCTTACAACTTTTGCAAATGCCTTCCCTTGGTTATATTATGCTCTTGGTAGTAAAACAATTGATAGTGTTACTACCGTTGAAGGGGCTGAAACTTCTCCGGGTCGAGGGGCAGTATGGGACGTTACGGTTGCTGATGATGAAATTTATCAAAAGAATGGAGATACATTACACCGTATTCATTCGGGTAACTTATGCCCTCCCGCTCAAGGCATGAGTGGTGATGCTACCCCCGCTCTTATTAGAGAAACCTATTCATCCTCAGCCGCAGACTTATTTACCTACACAATTAGTGAAAACAATGGTGAAGACCTACCTTCCTTTGCATTAGAATACGTTCTTCGTAAGCCTAATTCATTCGCTTCTTCTGCTACCGATGCGGATAAAGAAGATGTTTACTGTAAAATTTACCCCGGTTGTGTTGTAGGAAACTTATCTATGACCGCTCAAGCCGGACAAGAAATTGAATGTAGTGTGGATATTTTACCCAAGAATACTTTTGTAGCCCCTGCCGGTTATCAAACAAACAATGGACAAACTGATATTACACACTTCGTAAACTTTGGAACTCGCCGTGGAAGTATTGAATCAGGAAGCACCGAATATGCGGCTGATGTTATGGAGCCTCTAATGCGCCCATTCTTCTTCTCAGACGGAACAGTAGAACTTTTCGGTGAAGAATTCATTCAATTAGAAAACTTTACTCTCACTATTGATAACGGTATTCAGCAACGTAGGTTTATCGGCAAACACGACAAGCGTAGTCAATACGCATTTGCTACACAACGCACATATAGCCTATCCTTTACAGGCCTTGTTACAAACGCAGACTTGTTTGACTACTTCCGTCAAGAACACGCCTTTGCTTTAACACCCAACGGAACTGCTGATACTGCTGAAGTCAAACTCCGATTCGACAAAGAAAACGGTGAGTCCCTCGACCTCCGTTTCCGTGACTACCACGTTCAAGACGTGGATTTCCAATTGACTAACGATAACGGACCTATTACTGTAACTTGGACTGTTACACCGCTTTCAATGGACGATTGTGAATTAGTCACCTATTGGCCTCTTCAGGGTTAAGTTTAAAGACCTACCCTAAGAATTGCCTATTACCCTTAAGGGGAGAGTGTGAACTATGGAAGATAAGAAGACTGTAACTGATAAGACTAGTTTATTTGCACCGACCGAAAGCCGCCTACACTACATTCGTGTTGCGCCGGGGAGTGATGAATACCTCAAGATTTGGATTAAGGAACCTACATTCCTACAATTGGAAAAGGCTCAGGCAAAGTTGCTAAACCTAAACTCGAGAACTGATGATATTAGTTTGGAAATGGACCGTTTGTTTAAATATCTATGGGAAGCCTTCGTTGATAGAACTGAACCAAAGATTACAAGTGTTGAGTTATTGCGATTAAGTCCTTATGTGGGTAATCAAATTAAGGATATCCTTCCCGACCCATTCGATATGGGGGATGATGCCGATTTAAAAGAAGATACGAGCGAGCCTTGATTAAGGGTGAAATTGATGACCCAATAATGGCTTCTCGGATAAGTTTATATATCTTAGCATCCCAACTACATATTAGTCCCGCCGAGGCATATGAAATGCCTTATACTCAGGTTAGGGATTTATTATTAATTCATTCTATTTCTAAGGAAATGGAAATGAAGGCTATGGAAAAAAAGGTGAATAAACATGGCTGATTTAGAGGCTGTTTTAAGGAATATGAAACAGTTAAAGAGGGAAACCCTTGACTTTAACGAAGCCATTGGACAAGTTTCTGCCGCTACTGAGGACTTTATTAAAAAGGGTTCAACACTTACAGGTTCAGGTAATAGGGCCGGAACTGTTTGGTCCCTTATTAGCCGTATGTCGGTCGGAACAGGATTCCACCGTGTTGAAGCAAATATTCGTTCTATTGCTTTCGTATTGAAATTAATTAATCAAACGAGAGAAAAGGAAGCGAAATCTGATGCGGCGGCTATGAGAACTGCCGACATGGTTGTTACTTATCAAACACAATCTATGAGGCTACTTCAAAATATTGGAAAATTAAGAGATGGAGAAATTTCAACCTTAGAAAAAGAAACCATTTTACAAGACAAAAATGTAAAATTTATGATTCAACGTTATAAAATGGCTAAGGGTATGCAGAAAATTGAAGAAAGAGCACAATTTTTGAGAAAAAGTTCTGCTAGACTTAGAAGAAAGAGTAGAGGTATTTCTAGGGGAGATATCGTAAGAGAAAACTCTGGATTTTTTAAAGGATTAAGAGGGATGGATTATGAAATTGGGGCAGATTTAGTTTTTGCTCAAGATAGAAGAAGAGAAGTAAGAGAAAGAAAGGGTAGAATTCAAGGAATGGTAACTAAGGGTGAAGTCGCTTTAGATAAATATGACGCTCAAATTGAAGAGAAACAACAATTAATTGATAAATTACCAAGTTCAGGAAAAGAAACAATGATTGCCCGAAGACAATTAAGAAAACTTCAACAAAAAAGAAGGCTTAGAGCAGAACAACAAGAAGCACAAGAATTAATTCTATTAGAATTAACAGAAGAAGATGCTGTTCTTACAGGGGATATTGTAGAGTCTAAAAAAGCGTTGGCTAAAAAAGGGTATGAGATTTCTGATGATGAAGAATATCTTAATTTGTCTGAAGCCCCTGATAGAGAGAATGATGATAAACCTTTATGGTATAAAGTCTTTGGTGTTGATACTCTTAAAAAGGCTAAAAATCTAATTCAAGGAAAAATTAATAAAGCGGTTGAAGGTGTTCAAAAATTTTATACAGGTGGAAGTTTAAAAATGATTCTTTCTTTTGTTAGTAAAGGTGCTTTACTTTTTGGACAAGTATTACTTTGGGTTAGTTTATTAGGTGCTGTTGTTTATCTATTAAAAACAAGTGGGGTATTAGACGGTATTATTAAAATGTGGAAAGAGGGTATCTTTGGTAAAATTTGGAAAGAAGGATTTAATTTATTTTTGAGTGGTGTAATTGATATTTACATGGGTATTAAGGACTTTATTATTGCTATTTTTGACGTATTATCTGCTCTATATAAAGGAGAAGGGCTTGTAGACGCTTTTGGAAATTTAGTAGAAAAATTTGCTCTAATGATAGGTAAGGTTTTATTAGGAATAGGTAAAATACTTGTAGGTATTATCGTAATGGCTATTAGTGCTCAAATGATAATATTACTCGGTGCTTTAAATGGTTTGTATCAAAAAGGAAGAGAATTAGTTTTGGGTCCTTTGAGTCCTGAAAGAAGGCAGGCTAGCAAAGATGCAATCCAACTTGCTTATCAACAAGAAAGTCAAGGAGGTATAACAGACCTCGTATCTGCAAAAACTAAAAGATTAGGAAGAAATATTGGACAAAATTTTGGGTTTAGATACGATAAAGACGGACGAAATATTCTTGGTATGGCTAGTGGTGGAACGGTTAGAACTGGTGGTGTATTTACAGTAGGTGAACGTGGTCCTGAAGCCGTATTCCTCCCTGCTGGAACAAGCGTATTAAACAATACACAGACTCGAAACATGGGAGGAAATACAATCAACGTTTCGGTCAATGGACGTGTGGGTGCAACAGACCAAGAACTTAATGAACTAGCGAGAAAACTAGGAGAAAAGATTAACCGTGAAATGAATCGGTATTCTAACTCAGGACTCAGGGGATGATTAAATGGCGAGCGTTAAAGAAATCTTAGATGGCTTAGTATCGGATGGTTATACAGGACCGGAATCCACCGTGTTCTTAAATTTTAAAGCACACGACGATTCTCAATCGGGGGCTACAAACAGAGTTATGCTCAAGGCAGAACGTATCGGAATTAACACTAACCGTCAGGTAGCACCTATTCCCGTCCCGTTCTCAGGTGCAATTTCAGGTGAATCACGCACTTTGGCTATTGATTTAGGTATTGCTACTAAGGAAATTTCTATTTCAGGCATTATTACAGACCAAATGATTTACAAGAAGTTTAAGGGTGTAGACCAACAGGTAGCAGTAAATATGACCGCTTTTGAAGTAGCACAATTATTGCACTCTGCAGTAGACTCTTCTTTTATTCAATCACACCAAACTATTTCTCAATTAGTAGTGCTAATGCCCTCAAGAGTAAATAAACATTACAGATATCATAATGGGGTTACGGCAACTACACCAACCGACGAATTGCCACTTATTCCATTTAACTATAAGGCTCGTAAAGTATTATTAGACTCTAATGGGGATTATTCTACTGAGTATTTAGCAGAAAGTAGTAATACAGAAGTAGTAGCAGGTGATACAGAATTTGCCCTAACTCTTCGTGATTTTCCCGACCCTGATGATTACAAGGGATTAGATGGGTATATTACAAACATCTCAACAGATATTAACGCGGGCGAACCTTACGTTAATTTTAACTTTTCATTCGTAATTGCATACATTCCTTTTGGTGGTTGAATTGTCTTATACAGTATTTTCTAAGGATAGAAAATCATTACAGTTTCCTGTAATGTGTAATGGTTATGTTCACATTAAGGCCGCTGATAGTTTTAATCAAGAAACTACGGGTATTTGGGATTATGAAGGTCCGTTTACTTTAGAAATGTTAGTAACTCCATATGAAATTAATGGTAATCCTGTTACTGATAACGAGGCTAGCCAAAAAAGTTTACCAAGGGATGCTACCTACGGCTTAACATATCTAAGTGCCGCAAACAGACATAGTGTAGAAATGTGTCTATTTCACAATAATTACATTACAGTTTCGTTAGTTAATACTACTACTCAGGCATTTCAACAACCTGCTGAGTATTCAATTAAGTTTAGTTTAACAATTGACGG